TGCAGCGAACGTTTTGAACACTGCGACCACCTACAATGCCTCTATCGGCGGCGACGGTGTTGCGCTTTGCTCGACCGCCCATCCTATCGATGGCGGCACAATCGCTAATAAGCCAACTGTAGACGTTGATCTGAACGAAGCCACCTTGCTGAACGGCATGGTTGCTATCCGCCAGAACTTCAAAGACATCGCAGGTAACAAGATCTTCGCTCGCGCTCGCAAGCTGATCGTTCCTCCGTCTTTGGAGCCAGTTGCTATTCGTTTGACGAAGACTCAACTGCGTCCCGGAACATCGGACAACGACGTAAACGCAATCCAGTTTACTGGGGGCGGCCTTGGTGAATCCTACATGGTTATGGACTTTTTGACGTCCAACTATGCATGGTTCTTGCTTACCAACATCAAAGGTCTCGTATATATGGACCGCATTCCCTTCGAAATGGATATGCAAGTCGATTTTACGACAGACAACCTGTTGGTTAAAGGCTATGAGCGTTATTCGGTAGGCTATTACAATTGGCGTTCGATCTACGGCTCATTCCCGACCTCGTAAGTCAAGGAGAAAGACACATGACTATTTCATCTTTCTCCGGTCCAGTTGTTTCCTTTGGTCAAAACACCATTGGTAGCGTAACGGATTACAATCCTGAACTTGGCCCGTCGCTCTTCTGGGGCGGCGTGGGCCGTATCGATCCGCGCCCGAATTTTAATTACATTCCGGGCCAAAACTTCGGCGCTTTTACGGCGGGGTTTTCTACTTCTGATGCGATGACCATCAACTATGCTCCTTATACCCTTAGCAACACAGCAATTGCTGCTGCTGCTAACGTTGTAAGCGGCACAGCGATGACTCTTGTATCGACAAACTCTACTTCGACAGGCGTGTCGGTCAACGCTTCTTGCTTCAACTACAACACTGGTGCAACGGTTACTGGCCTCCTTATGGTTGATGGCTTCTGCTCCTTTACGGGTGTTGTTGCCAGCAACGTACTGACTGTTTCTTCCCTTACTGGGACGGTAACGGTGGGCATGACCTTGTCGGGTACGGGTGTCGCTTCTGGTACTACGGTTGTGAATCAGCTTACTGGCCCTGCTGGTGGCGCTGGCACATATACCGTTACGGGTAACGCGACTGTTACTTCCGCAACAATTACTGGTCAGGCGACTGGAACGTTTGCTCTTGGGCAACCGTTTGGTCAGGTCGGCACCATTAACTTGTGGAATCCACAGGCGATTGTTTCTCGCGCAGTGAGTGTCACTGGTTCTGCATCCGCTACGGGCGGTAACATTTTGATCAGCGGGTACGACATTTATGGCGTTCCGATGTCTGAAGTGATTGCTGCTCCCGCAAGTGCAACAACCGTCAACGGTAAGAAAGCCTTTAAGTACATTGCGAGCGTTGTCCCGCAATTTACTGATGCGCATAACTATTCCGTTGGTACGACTGATATTTATGGTCTCCCTCTTCGTTCTGATTTCTTTGGTGACATAGCAATTAACTATGCCAACGCTGCAATCACTGCGAATACGGGTTATACGGCGGCTGTTACTACTATCCCAGCAACCACAACGACAGGTGACGTTCGCGGCACTTATGCGTTGCAAACTGCTGCTAACGGTTCCAACCGCCTGATCATTCGTCAGTTTATCACTCCTGCTAATATGGGTTCCATTACGGGCCTGTTCGGCGTTACCCAAGCTTAAGGAAGGATTTAGCGATGAAGGGTAAACATCATCACGCGCATCATGAACATCATGGTCATGACATTCATGCGCATGTTAAGCATCACTCAATGAAGCATCACCGCAAGGCTCGTAAGCATGGCGGTCATGTTGGTCATGACGAACATGGCGTTATGGCTCATGATGAAACTCCGTCAGAAGTTTATGCTGGCGCTGGTTCGCATGTCGTTAAGGAAGCTGCAAAAAAGAAGCGTGGCGGTGCTATGAAACATCATGGCAAGCATGTTGAAATGCATGGTCATCATGCTCATCACCGTTTGGATCGTCCGAAACGTAAATCGGGCGGTAAAGTCGGTAAGGGTTCCGATATGCATCCGTTCTCCTCTGCCCACGACGTCCATACCCCTGCGGGTCGGGATGTTGATTCGGGGGAGTCGTAAGCCGCTCTCGTCACGCGAGTGGCGGCAGTGCAAAATGGATTCAGGGTGCTATAAAGCATCCCGGAGCCTTGCATAAACAACTTCATGTTCCGGCGGGGGAAAAGATCCCCGCTAAGAAGCTGGAGAAAGCGACGCATAGTAGCAACCCCACCCTTGCGAAACGCGCTCGTCTGGCTGAGACATTGAAGAAAATGCACCATTAAGATGGGGGGCTTCGGCCCCCTTTCTTTCTTATGGAGATAGAAATGGCAAAATCACCAGCTTGGCAACGTTCTGAAGGTAAGAGTCCATCCGGCGGCTTGAATGAGCGTGGTCGCGCCTCTTATCATCATGAAACTGGTGGACATTTACATGCGCCTACCAAAGATTCGCACAATGCTCATCACAAATCATTTTGTGAGCGAATGGAAGGGATGCGTTCTAAACTGACGAATCACAAAAATGCACATGATCCAGAAAGCCGGATCAACAAAGCTTTGCGTAAATGGGGTTGCTGATGGAAAAGAAACCATTTTGGGAACATCCCGCTGAAAAAGATGCACATCATAAACATTTGACCGCCAAGCAGAAAGCGACGGCGAAGGCACATGCAAGGGCGGCTGGTCGTCCTTATCCAAATTTGGTCGATAACGCTGCTGTTGCAAGAAAAGGTAAACACAAATGACTAACTTATCTTATGTCATTCAAGATTCGATTACTCGCAATGGCAAACATGAGCCATTTGAATTGCAGGTTGGTCGTGGGCAAATTACTGCTCATCAACCTGTAGAAATTTTTGGTTATAGCACTCAAATTGGTGGTACAGCCCTTGGCCCTCTTTGGGAAGGGTTGACGCAATCTGGAGGAACTTATGCATATCCATCATCCGCTGGCGTTGTTGTTCTTTTAAGTGCATCCGGTGCGACTGATGCTGGTTTGATTGTACAAGTTAACGGATTGGATGCAAGTTACAATTTGTTGTCCGAAAAAGTAACGTTAAACGGTTCTGGAACAGCAACTACTACTGGGTCTTATTTTCGCATTAATGGCATGTTTGTTACTAACGGCATCAATGCGGGTAATATTACGGGCAAAATTGCAACCGTTTTGTATGCGCAAATCAATGCGGGTGTTGGACAAACTCAAATGTCCATTTATACCGTTCCAAATGGTTATACGTTTTATTTGACTTATATCCAAGCAAACGCAAGCATTGGTTTTACTTCTAGCAATTACATGCTTTTTGCTGAATACAATAAGTTTAATATTGCAAACACAATTCAAGAAAATGGGTACAATTATACGGTAAATGGCAACACAACATTGTTGTCTCAATCTCCATTTGTGCAGATTTTTAACATTCCATATACAGTTCCTGTTGCTCATCCCAGCGGAACAGACATTCAATATCAATTAAAAAGCAATACTGGTGGACCATTTGTTGGTTCTGTATTTGCTGGCGGGTATTTAATTCAAAACGACGGCCCATTCTAAGGAATAGTCGATGACAACCAGCGGCACTTATACTTTCAACCCTAGTTTAGGTGAGATTGTTTTAAGTTCTTATGCTCGCTGTGGCATAAGGCGGACTGCGCTTATGCAAGAGCATATGCAAGATGCGCGGTATGAAACCAATTACATGCTTGTTGATTGGTCGCTGAATGGCGTCAATCTTTGGGAAGTTGATGTTGTTACAGTTCCTTTAATACAAGGGCAAACGACGTATCAAGTTCCCGCTAACACCGTTATGATTTTGGATGCGTATATTGCAACAGGATCTGGGCAAGCGGAGTTTGACCGCATTATTATGCCTATTTCCAGAACGGAATATTCGCAAACACCCAATAAAAACCTTCAAGCAGCGCCTACGGTGTTTTGGTTTGATCGTTTAATTGACCCAACAATTACTATATGGCCTGTTCCTGACCAAACTGGGTATTACACGCTGAAATATTATCGTGTAACGCAGATTCAGGATGCTGAATACGAGAATGCTCAGACGGTTGATATCCCATATCGTTGGTTAAATGCGGCTGTTGCTGGTTTAGCTGCAAGATTAGCGGCTATTTATGCTCC